TTTTCCGTCAGGTTTCCACCATTTGCGCGTGTAGAAAAGCCTAAATAACTTGCATAGTTTCCTGCCGTAGCATTTTCTTTTGAGCCATTTACAGTGGCAAAGGTTACCGCTGAGTTTGTTCCATCGTCACCTTGAAAAGCTAAACCGCCCCCTGTCCCTGCCGCAGCAGTGGCTGTGTCGTAGATTGACGCAACAGCATAAGAGCCTGTGCCTGTTGAAAGTGCAGCGCCTGCCCCTGCAATAGTTGTTTTCATATTGTAAGTGGAACTAGTACCAATACCCAGGCTGCCTGATGAACCTTCTAAAAAGAATGCGTTTGTATTACCATCGGACTCAATACGAAAGTCTAGGTTAGCACTAGATTCATTAAATACAGTTTCAGTAGGGCTTATAAACAAGCGTGAATTAGAAGAACCAGCAGTCAACGTAGATAGTTCTAAAGCAAAGTCTTCAGATCCATTAGATACATCTGTTATTTGTGAAGTTATCTGACCGTAGTATGTTTTCTCATCGGCATCGTTTTTACCTGAGAAGTACACTTGACCAGTTAAGTCATTGTCCGCTGCTGATACAGAGTTTCTAAATAGATCTAGTATTGGCCCTGCGTTAGCATCAGCGTCCGTAGAGATCAGTGCTAATTGAGTAGTATTATCGGATGTAGTAATAGTGGCGTTGCCAGTTAAAGCCGCGTCTGCACTACTAATCTTACTGTCTAACTGAGTCTGTATAGCTGAAGTTACACCGTCTGTGTAATTAAGTTCTGCTGTAGTTGCTGTGACTCCATCTAAAAGATTTAACTCAGTTGCAGTAGAGGTTACACCATCAAGGATATTAAGTTCAGCAGTTGTACTAGTGACACCATCTAAGATATTTAACTCAGCAGCAGTACTGGTGACTCCATCAAGGATGTTTAGTTCCGCTGTAGTTGCCGTAACACCGTCTAGGATATTCAGTTCTGCTGTGGTGCTCGTAACTCCATCTAGAATGTTAAGTTCAGCAGTAGTCGCTGTAAGCCCATCTAAAATATCAAACTCGGAAGCAGTTACTCCTGTAGCATTTAAGTCTTTTGCATAGTTAAGATCAGCAACAGTACCTGTAAAACCATCTAGCTTATTCAGTTCTGCTGTAGTAGAAGTAACGCCGTCTAATATGTTTATCTCTGCTGCTGTACTTGTAACACCATCCAGAATGTTTAGCTCTGCTGTAGTGCTAGTAATACCATCAAGTACATTTAGCTCTGCTGTAGTAACTGTAGCACCGTCTAGTATCTCTAGTTCTGCTTCACTAATTGTAGCGGAACCTATAGTAAACGATGTAAGGATAGTAGGAGTAGTAAGCGTCTTGTTTGTAAGTGTCTGTGAGCCTGTAAGTGTAGCTACAGTACTGTCAATGGCTAGAGTAACACCAGTACCAGAGGCAGTAGAGGTAACACCAGTGCCACCTAAAATACCTAAAGACTCAGAGTCCAAGTCAATGTCAATACTTGTAGTACCGTCAGTTACATCTAAGTCCTGTGCTGTTGTAGTTGAGTCTACATAGGCTTTAACGGACTGTTGTGTAGGCACAAGCACAGCACTATTAGAGGACATGTTGTCTTCATCTACCCAGCCTGTAATAGTAATGGTGCCGTCATTCAAGGAACCAAAAGTAGTAGTACCTGTTAATGTTGCATCGTTAATGTCTGCTTTAGTTGCTGATGCAGTTGCAATGTTATTAAACTCTGCATCTATCTCAGTACCTTTTACAATCTTTCCAGCATTGCCTGAAGGTAACGAATCTTTTGCTGCAAAGTCAGTAGTTTTTGTATAGTTCGTCATTAGATTAATCTGCCTATTAGTGCTTCAATGTTTACTTCTTGAATGGACAATGATCTTTCATTAATTGTACAATCCAAGCCAATAGTGGCTACTCTGCCAGAGCCAGTTGCTTTAGCTTTTGCCGTGTCAATAACAATTGTAGCACTGTATTCTGATGTGCTTACGTTGTACTCAGATAAACCATACTGAGCAATACTAGCATTAGCTATAGTTACAGCTTGCTTTGTGTATCCTTCAGTGTAGTCATATCCCCAGTTAACTGTTACTGGTGCGCCTTGACCGCCAATAACTGTAAAGTTAATTTCTTTTAGAATCTTCAGTCTACTAGCGTCACCAAAGGACAATGGGTTAGTGTAGTAACGCATTGTGTATGTGCTAGTGTCATCTAAGTAACCATTGTACTTGTTGATACCCTTAACAGAGCCTAAGTATAAAGTACCATCTGCTGCCCTGTCACCACACAAGATCTTAGTGCTAGGCCAAGTAGTGACACGGTTGCTTCCGTCTTCTAGTTTGCCTCGTGTCATCAAAGCAATAAACAATAGAGCTTGTAGGTAAAAACAACAGATAAAAAGAATGCTCTGGACTGTAAACAGACTTAATGTTGTTAGTCTGTGTGTTAACAGTAAACATCATCTCATCACGTACATTCTTAGATACGTCACCAATAGGGTTAGACTTCTCTTGGATAACTCTACCTAAGCTACGCACACCTGTGTCAGACAAAAAGATTAAGTCTGTACCTGTAGACTGTACTGTATCCCTAGCAATACAACCAATGTTAGTAATAACATCAGCAAGTACCATTGAGGACGGTGAGCTTGCACCAGAGTACAATAGAATACTACGCTTACCAAAGATAACCAACAGGTCGTTAAACTCTGCTAAGGCTACAATCTCATCGTATCCTGTAGGCCACACAGTAGTTAAGTCTAGTGAGCCTGAAGTACCACCTGTCCAATGATGACCGTTTAACAAGTCAGACCAATACAGGGTGTATTTGTTACCTGTAACGTCACCTGCCCATAAACGACCAAAAGCTGCTAAAACTTCATTAGCATAAGGTGGTGTACCTGTAGCATGACTATGATTGCTATGAGATTCAATAACACCTGTGCCTGATTCATCAGTGTACACAAGATACTCATGGTCTCTTTGGAAGAAGAAACAGTGATTGTTAAAGTTTACAATCTTCCAGTTGTTTGCACTGACAGTATAAGCAGCAGGTGTAATGTCCGTTAGTGTAGTAGTCCCACTAAAGATTTTATTATTGCCAGTAGAGAATACTTCAATGTCACCACTCTGGTCTACAAACTCAAAGATAGTCTCAATGCCAATGCTAGACCCTATTGGCGTAGCGCTGCTTGTGAGCTTATCTAAGCCCTGTCTAGCGCCAATACGTCCGTACTTATCTACTACCATATTCTCAGCAATAGACGCAAAGGACGCATCCTGAGTAACAGGGGAGTCTTGTGTGTTAAGTCCCTTGAAACCCGGAGCAGCAATATAAATGTTTTGTCTTTCTTGAGCCATTACGGAACCGTGTAAATAAATTCTTCAGGGTTCTTGTAAGCATCCAATGCAATGGCATCAGACAAATGCTTATCTGCAATCAAGAAGTAATCCTGTGCTGTAGTACCACCTGTCTCACCACGCTCCCTAGCCAACAAAGCTACAGCGTTGTGGACAATAGCATTCTTAGGTAAGACTGTAGTATCTGCATCTCCAGATAACTCAGCTTCCCTAGCAATTAAATCAAAACGTAAACTAAACACACCTGATGGTTTAGGGTATACTCTTACTTTAGTATCATTGTTACTGTCAATACCACTAAAGGTATATGAGTCAGGACTACCAGTTACTTCACCAGAAATGTAATAAGCATTATTAAACCAGTTAGGTGTTTGATAGTGCATAAAGAAGTTTGATGTGTCGTTAATGACACTATATATTTTAACACGTTCTCCAGCGTTTGTCAAGCTATATTCTGTAGTATTTTCAACAGTAGGTACTACAATAGTTGTACGTAATGTAGACCACTGATGTGAGTCTTCTACTACTTGTTTAGCATCGTTGACAAAGTCCCCTACCATCTTACTGTAAGTGTTCTGTGTTACACTTGCTACTTCATCTTCTCGTAGCCTACGTAGTACCTCGTTGACTATGTTCAAATATGTGGTACTCATATAAATCCTCTAAATAAATTTAAGGAGACAGGAGCTTCATAGCCTTGTAAAGGAAGTGTTCTTTCCAATAGCTCAGGTGCTTCATATGTTTTTCTAAACTTATAGTCTTCAAAGTCTTTAGGTGTAAAGCCTGTCCCTACGCCTCCACCAGCACCTCCTCCCATACCAGCTAGTAAGCCTAAGCCTAGTCCTGCACCTATGCCAGCCCCTGCACCTTGGCCTCTGCCTGTGCCTAATCCTTCACCGTATCTGGCTTCTCCAGCAGCTTCACCTGCTGCTACAGCTTCTCCATATCTAGCTTCTCCAGAAGCAATAGCATCTGCTAAAGCATCTGCTTGAGCTTGTGCGTCTGCTGCTCTAGCTGAGTCAGCGGCTGCTGCATCTGCTTGAGCTTGTGCTTGTTGTTCCGCTAAACGCGCTTCCGCTGCTTCTGCTCTAGCCTCTGCTTGTGCAATAGCATCTTTCTCTGCTGCGGCTTTAGCTTCAGCGGCTGCTCTAGCTTCCGCTGCTTTTCTAGCTTCTTCAGCTAAACGTGCTGCTTCAGCTTCTCTAGCAGCCTGTGCTTCCGCTGCTTGCCTTTGAGCTTCTGCTTGCCTTTGAGCTTCTGCTTGCCTTTGAGTTTCTGCTTCTGCCTCTAGTTGTGCAGTAGTATCATCAACAACAGTGTCTTCCAAGATGTCTGTAGGCTCTGTAGTTGTTACAGGTGTAGGCTCTGGTGTAGGTGCAGTAGTAGCTACAGGTGTAACTGGAGGAGCTACTGTGGGCTGTGGTGCTGTAGTAGGAGCAGTTGTAGATGCTAGTGTAGCTAATGTGTTAGTTAACAAAGCACTAGTAACAGACCCCGGTGATGTCAATGTTGGAGGCTGCACTACAGGAGTTATAGTTGCACTAGGCGCTGCGGGTGCTGTGACTGTTGTTGCTGGTGCTGATGGTGCTGCTGCACTTGAGGCTCCACCCCCACCTCCGGGCGGTGTAGGCACAACAGGACGCTCTATCTTTGGTTCTGTAAACTCAATTTCTTGGGGGTCTATAGTAACAGGCTCTACAGGTTCAGAGCCAAATCTCCATGATTCAAGTTCAGAACCTCTTTGAGGAGTAGATTCAGAAAACAAAAGATTACCTCTTGCATCTCGTCTTTCTGTTACAGGATAATCTCTAAGTATGCTGGGGTCAAAAGAAATTTGTCTTCTTTGTTCTGGTGACAAGGCATCATATCTTTGCTGAACCCTGCTTTGTACAATAGCACCTTCATCTCCAAACACATAATCAACAGCTTGTTGACCTCCATGTTTTAGAAGCTGGTCTTTGTATTCAAATACTGATAATTTATTAAAAGCATCTTCCCCAATATCTTCAACAATATCTTCTACAGTATTTTCCATAAATACAGGAGAATCTGAAGACGGGTTTAATGTTTCTTGTATGGTATCTCTAACTTCTCCTACAGTCTCTTTAACTCCTTCTACAGCTTCTTTAGCCTTGTCTACTACAGAAGATTCTTCAGTAGTTTCTCCAGCAGGAGCAGTTACTGCATCGTCAGCTTTTAGTGCTTCTAAAGCATCTTTGCCAAGAGACATACCAGCAGCAAGTAACCCTGCTTGTAAGGGGTCGCCACCAGTTAGTTCTGCAATAGCGGCAGAGCTAAGTCCTCTAGCACCAGCAGTGCCAAAAGTACCTAAGTCTGCTCCAGTAATAAGAGGATCTGCAAAGCCACCTAAGCCGCCTGTAAGAGCCGCTGTTAAAGGATCACCACCTGTGACTCCTGCTGTAGCTGCGCCAGTTAAAGCTCCTGTAAGAGCAGGCTGTAATGCTGCTGGCGCCCCTATGCCTGAAGATATGCTTCCTGCTAAAGGCCCAAACAAACCTGCTCCAGCTATTGCAGGCAGTCCAGCTTCTACAACATCTCCTACGTAGTCCATGAAGTCTTTGATCCTGTCTACTGTCTGTATTTCACCAAAAGTAAAAGG